GGGGGAAGCCACCCCTGGCAGCGAGCAGGAAGCCTACGCCATCCAGGCCATCAGCCAAGAATTGATGGCTGAGTACGCAAGACGGCTTGACACCAGAATTTGACACTGTATAATTTTCTATGTGGGGCGGGAACGGGTTAGCGCCGTGCGGGCTCAATGTATTGTGAAATCCGACCGCGACACTGCTTTATGTGAGCGCCCCACACCCTAGTTCAACGCAAATCAAAACAGGAGAAACCCATGTCAGACATAAATGCCGACAAATTAGTCCAGGTCTACATCAAGATCAGGGACGCAAAAGAAATGAAAGCCAAGCAGATGGAAGCTGAGCTTGGTGCCCTTGACGAACAGTTGGGTGCCATTGAGCAAGAGCTGCTGGAGCTTTGCAAAACTACCGGCCAAGATGGCGGAAAAACACAGCATGGATCGTTTCGCCGGTCCATCAAAACCCGGTACTGGACCTCAGACTGGGACAAGATGTATCAATTCATCAGAGATAATGACGCGCCTGAACTGCTCGAACGCCGGGTAGCGCAGACCGCCTTCAAAGAATTCCTATCTTCAAATCCTGACAAGATGCCTGAGGGTATGAATGTTGAGTCACGGTACTCAATCACGGTCCGTAGGGCCTCTTAATCAACAAAGGAAATCACCATGAGTAACATTGCACTTTTCCAATCCGGTTCCATGATCCCCGACTACCTGCGCGACCAGCAGGACTCCACAACCAAAGATATTGCAGGCAGCTCCGGCGGCAAGCAAATCTCCATCAAGGGCGGTGTGTGGCGTATGGTCGTAGGCGGCGAAGAGGTCGCACGCAATGAGGACCGCGCAATGAACTTCGTCATCATCGCCAGTGGCAAGGGCGTCTCACGCACCTACTACGCCGAGAAATATGAAGAAGGCAAAGACATCAAGCCCGCCTGCTGGTCTGCCGAAGGCGTGAAGCCCGAGCCGGAAGTGGCCAACCCGCAAAGCTCTGCATGCGCTACCTGCCCCCAGAACATCGAAGGTTCCGGTGAAGGCAAAGCCCGTGCATGCCGTTTCAGCAAGCGTCTTGCTGTTGCATTGGAGCATGACATCGGCGGCAATATCTATCGCCTGTCGGTGCCCGCCAAGTCGTACTTCGGTAAGGCTGAAGGCGAGAAGATGCCCCTGCAAGCGTTTGGTAAGTTCCTGTCAGGTCATGGCATCCCCATTACTGGCTTGGTGACCGAAGCCCGCTTTGACACCAGCGAAGCTGTGCCGGTCATGAAGTTCCGCGCCGTGCGCCCCCTGTCGCAAGAGGAGTGGGCCCTGGCCAAGGCACAGAGCGTGACCGAGGATGCCAAGAACGCCATCGACTTCAAGATGGTGCCGTCTAAGGCTGAGACGGGTGCGCAACCTGCACTGCCCCAAGCGTTCAAGGAAGCCCCGATCGCAGCTATGGCAGCTCCCGCCGCCGCTACCCCGGAGCCCACCAAGCGCGCGAAGAAGGCGGAGGCGCCCGCCGCCCCGGCCAAAGACGTGAGCTCTATCCTCGACCAGTGGGCCACTGACGACGATGAGTAAAACGGCAAGAGGGTACACCACCCTCTTTCTTTCAGCCATTGAGGAAGCAGAGCTCGACCCAGTGGTGAGACAGTTTGCCAAAGGCTGCATCAAGCGTGGTATCCCCATTGCTGCTGTGGCCGACTGGCAGGACGTAACACGGGCGTCCGTTTACAACTGGTTCACTGGGAAGACCTCTCCGCGACAGTCTCAGATGGTTCGTATGAAAAAGGTCGTGGCGCGGTGGACCCGCGCCCGATCGCCAAAACCAAGTAGGTAATGCCGTGACCGTCTTCCTTGATTCCATTCTGCCCACGCAGGGCGTCTACTGCGTGGTGGGCATTAAATCCAAAATTGCCGCACCTTCGTTCCACACCAGCACGGCTGACGTCGAGACCGCCGCGACTGACCTGAACACACATGGCTCCGATGCGTACTTCGCATTGGCATCTTTCAAAGATGGCTCAAGCCGTAAATTGAGCAACGCGCTGTACCTGCGCTCCTTCTTCATTGACCTCGACTGTGGCCCTGGCAAGCCGTACCATGACCAGCCCGGCGCCGCCATAGCGTTGGCTACCTTCCTCCAACAAACGGGCATGCCAAGCCCTACCATCGTCAACTCAGGCGGTGGCTTGCATGTGTACTGGCCCCTGACCGAAGACGTGCCGGTCGAGACGTGGATTCCCTACGCCCGCATGCTGAAGCTTTTGTGCAAGACCCACAGCCTTCATGCAGACCCAGCGGTGACCGCAGATGCGGCGCGTATCCTGCGCGTACCTGGCACAAACAACTACAAGCAAAACATGCCCCGCCCGGTAGCTATCGCTAACATGGGCACCCCGGTGTCGCTGGATACCATTGTGAAATGCTTAGGCACTCCAGAAGCTGATCTGAGTGCGGCCAAAGCGTTTGGCATGGACGACACGTCCAAGGACTTGGCAGGGGGCGACTACCCCGCATGTAGCTTTTCCCGCATCGTTCGCAAGAGCATGAAGGGAACCGGATGCGCCCAGATCAAGCACGCGCTTGAGAACGCAGCATCTCTCGAAGAGCCGATGTGGCGTGCCGCACTCTCCATTGCAATCCGCTGTGAAGATGGTGCAGAGGCTATTCACAAAATCAGCAAGGGGCACCCTGGATACAGCGCCTCCGAGACCGAACAGAAAGCGGCCGAAACCAAGGGCCCCTACACCTGCCAGTGGTACCGCGATAACAACCCCAGTGGGTGCGAAGGGTGCACCCAGAAGGTGTCGAGCCCCATCCTGATTGGCAAGAAGATCGAAGCCGCGCCGACCGAAGGCGACTCTTACATCATCGAAGCCGCGCTGGAAGGTGAGGGCGATGACAAGATAGGCGAGACGGTAACCATTGAGGTGCCTGCATACCCGTTCCCGTACTTCCGTGGCGCTCAAGGCGGGGTGTACAAGAAAGATACGGCCGCTGACGGCGAGCCCAAAGAGATTGAAATTTACCGCAGTGACCTGTACATAACGTCACGCTTCTTTGACTCTGACGAGCATGGCGATGGTGACGGCGAGATGGTGCTTATCAGCTTGCACATGGCGCGTGACGGAGTGCGGCGCTTCTACGCACCGGTTACTTCGCTCTTTGCAAAAGACAAGCTACGTGACCTGCTCATCAAGCATGGAGTGATCGCATACGGATCGACATTGGATTTAATCATGGCCTACTTCGCCTCAAGCATTCGCAAACTGCAATCCCAATTTGCCGCAAACAAAACCCGTAGCCAGATGGGCTGGACCCCGGACATGCAAGGGTTCGTTGTGGGCGAGCTGGAATACACCGCCAGCGGCACCAAGCTTGCACCCCCTGCAAGTGGCACGCGACAACTGGCCCCGGCGTTTGTACCCCGTGGCTCCCTGGAGGAATGGAAGTCAATCGCGAACTTCTACAACCGCCCTGGCATGGAGCCGCATGCGCTGGCTTTGTTCTTTGGCTTCGGTGCCCCGCTACTCAAGCTGATGGACAACATCAACGTGCGCGGCGCGCTGATTAACCTGAAGTCCAACGCTTCGGGTTCAGGCAAGACCACTGCCCAGCTCATGGTCAATTCTATTTTCGGGCACCCCACCGAACTGCTGATGACAAAGGACGACACCTACGCGTCCAAGATGCACCGCATCGGCATGCTCAACAGCATCGCCTTTACGCTGGACGAGGTCACCAACACAGTTGATGATGAGTTATCAGACACCGCGTACGGCGTCACCACAGGGCGAGCCAGACACCGCATGGAGTCGCAGACCAACAAGATGCGCGTGAACAACACCGTGTGGTGCACCCTGGCAATATCTTCATCGAACGCTTCGCTGGTAGACCGCTTGGCTCAGTTGAAGTCCACTGCTGACGGCGAGCTGCGGCGCTTGTTTGAGTACGAGGTGTCCAAGGTTGAAGGCATCCCCAAGATTGAGATTGATGCCGTGTTCAGCAAGCTGAATTCCAACTACGGCGTGGCGGGCCCGGTCTACATCCAGCACGTGCTGTCCAACTACGACAGCGTCCTGCGGATGCTGAAAAAGATGCAGGAGAAGATCGACGCAGAACTTGGATTTGACCAGTCTGACCGTTTCTATTCGAACATACTGACAATTGCCTTCGTTGGCGCCTTGATCGCCCAGAAGTGTGGCCTGCATGACATCGACATCCCGCGTGTCTACCGCTACGCCATCGGCCTGGTTGAGCAGAACAAGATTCAGTACACCAACAGCCTTGGCACCCCGCTGATGATTGCACAGGAAACCCTGACCGCGTACGTCAACGAGAACGTGAACAACGTGCTGGTGATCGACCAACACACCAAGGGGGCGTCAGTGCCGCCCGCTGCCATTCGCCAGCCCTACGGTCCGCTGCGCATGCGCTACGAACCCAACACCAAGGAGCTGTACATCACAGCCGCGGAGTTCAGAAAGTTCTTCACCATCCGTCAGGTTGATGTGAAGGAAAGCTTGAAGCACTTGGCGCAGGCAGGCATTGCAAAGAACGGTGGGCTTGCAGAAGTGAAGCGTATCGGCGCAGGCGCCGTGGGTAACTTGAGTGGTTTGGGAGCACGCTGCTATGTCTTCGATGGTACGGCGATCGGGGTTGACGAAGGGGTCTTCAAAGCGGACCCGCTCGCGGCAGTTACAGGAGCCGGTAACCCCTGACATCCGGCAGGTCAACGTCGGCGGCGTTGACTATTTTGTTTATTGGGAGCAACTCAACGTGGGCAATTCGTTCTTCCTGCCCACGCTACTCTCTGCCAAAGATGTGATGCGCGACCTGCGCCCCATAGCCCGCAAACTCAAGATTCAGTTGGAGGTGCGCAACCGGTATGAGTATGGCGTGTACGGGGCGCGTGTCTGGCGTATGTCTTAGCCGCCCTTGCGGATTGCTGTCTTGGCTTCGCGCAGCCAGCCCACGATTCCCGCTTCGTGCTTGCGCACTTCTTCCAGCTGCTTTTCGCGTTCTTCCTTAGGCATCGCTTTGGCGCCGTCTGGGCTGTTCAAGAACTTGCGGTACGCCCGGGTCTGTTCCAGTTGCTCCAGGGTTGCATTGATCGTGCTGTTGATGGCCAACTCTTGGGCATGCTTCTCAGCAAATGCCGCCGCGGCGTTCACATCAGTCTTGGCCAGGTCTTGCAGGGTAGCGTTCAGTTTGCCAACCTTCTCGCGCTCCTCATAGAACTCGCTGATGCGGCGGGTGCCGACCGGGTCAATCATGTAGTTGCTGAGCAGGGCCCACTTGTGCAGGGGGCGATCGACGCGCGTCGGGTTCAGCAGGCTGTCCGTGACCATGGTGGTGATGGCAGCGGTGGACCCGAAATAGCCGCGCAGCGCGTTGTCTATCAGGATGGGGGAGACTTTGTCAACGCCCACCACGTCTTTTGTAAACTCTGCAATACGAATTGCCAGCTCGCTGGTACTCTCGCTGCGCTGCCTGCTGGGCACCATTTGCTTTTGGTGCGTCCCCAAGAGCTCACGCCCGGTCAGGAATGAGTAGTTGGTCCAGGCTTCCAGCAATGGCTTCGCTGCCTGCGGGATAGGCACCACGCGCCCCACGTACTGCTCAAACATGTAGGCCAGCGCGGTACGCACAGCTTCCGCAGCCTCTTGCTCCTCCGGCGTGCCCAGGCGCTTTTGGTATTCCACCACGCGCTCAGGGATCACTTTGAAGATGGCGCCCAATTCGCCAGGGACCGGCAACTTCATGCCGCCGATGAACCAATTGCTGTCGCGGGTGCGCAGGTCGGCTTCCTTGTACTGCTCGTCCTCATCGTCCTTGCCCATGGCATACAGCGTAGCCAGCGCGGTCACGATTGCGGCGCGGCTCCAGAACATCTTGCGCGCTTGCGCCCGGTCGATGGAGGAACTTGAATTCACACCAGATGCTGCGCGGTACAGCACGTCCATACCTTGCACGTAGGCGTTGAAGAAGGGGATTGTGGTCACCAGGGCGCCAACGGCATCGCTGGCGCCGCGCCGACGGAAGTTGATGAACTCACGGGCACGGGTCTGTGCCAACAAAGCGTCACCAGTTTCTTTGATGGTCTGGTCGTAGATGGCTTGGCGCACTGCCAGGTCTGACGCGCGGGTGATGCCCTCCAACCGGTGCAAGGCTTCCTTGAACCAGCCGCGAGGCTTGTACCCCATATCTGCCAACAGCGAAGCCGCGGGCTTGCCCTGCACAAAGTCGAATGCCCCAGATATTCCAAGCGCTTCTGCCCGTTGCACCATAGGGTGCCGAATGCCGCGCAATTCTGCAAGTGCAAGTTTGGGGAAGTTGGTCAGCGACATCCGCACCAAAGACAGGGGGCTTTCTACGCCGGAAGTCATGATGCCCCGCTGAATATCGTCCGTCACCTGCTTCAATGCAAATGGCGGCAGTGCGGTCACCGTGGTGCGCAAGATGTTGGACGCTTCACCCAGCAGTCGCAGGTAGCCGGCCTTCGGCGGCGTGAGGTCCTTGAACGCCATCATGTCGTACTTCGATGGCAGCTCCCAATACACTTGCTCCCCGTTTACGTATGCGCTGGCGGTGTTGTCTTTGCCTTGCGGAGTGTGGTGCAAGAACTTGGCATGGCCCTGGTCCTCCAGGGTGCGCAGCGTCTGCACTGCGGCATCGTTCTTGATGACCTGCCCAATCATCCAGCCCAGCGTGTTCAGGTAGTTATCGAACACATTGCCCACTGCACGGTCCTTGGAGCCGACCAGCTCGGGCAGTTTGCCCAGCTGCGAAATCCCTTTGCCCTGCACCTTCTTGATCTTGCTGAACTTGGTCGAGAAGTCTTCGACGCGGTCAAATGGCACGTAGCCAATCACGTCTTTCCAGGCCTGGCCTTCTTCGGCCGTCAAGCGCCCAACGGCCACCATGTGGTCCACCAAGTCTTTACGCGGACGATCCATTGCAGCGCTGATTGCCTTGAGGTCAGGGTCTGCGTTGTACTCAGCCACAAGCTGGTCAATCTGCGCATCCGTCATGTGCAGGACAAACTCGGTACCCTGCGTTTGGTTTGACTTGCGCATTTCATTGAGGCGCACGCCTTCCAGGATACGGCTTGCAATCTGCATGGCCCGGTCAAATGAGTAGCCGTTTTTCTCACCCCAAGCGTTTAGCTTGTTGTAAATTTCCGCTGGAGCGTCGCCATTTTTAATGGCATCGACTTTCCACAAACCCGTGTCGGTCTCTTTCTTGATCGCGCCCTGGTTGAAGAACTCCAGCAACATCTTGCTGTAATCCTGCGCCTGGCGGAATAGCCCCATGGGGTTGAGCTTGCCCAACGCATCGCGCACTGCGCCATTGAACTTGCCTGCAAGGCGCCACTCGATTGTGGCCGCGCTGTCCGCTGCCTGCGTACGGAACTTGGTTGTCAGGTCAGGGTCACCCTGGGTTTTGGTGCCCGTAATCAGCGCGGTCAATCCGCGCTTGCGCTCGGGGTCAAGCGGCCCCATCGAGTCCACCAACGCTTCAGTGCTGGCAGAGACGGACATCATCTGCTTGGGCGCTGCAGTTTCTTCCACGCCGGTCTTGGACTCGCGAACCATTGCGGACTCAGCCAGATAGGCGATCTGCTGCGGGGTGAAGTCGGCCACACCAAAGTTCGTACCAAACGCTTTGTTAATTGAAGACACAATGGCGGTCTTGACCTGGTTCCACAGGTTGCGCAACGGGCCTACCTTTGGCAGCTCACCAGAGGCCTCCGCTTTTGCCAGCTCTTCTATGAAGTACGCAACGGCTTCGTCTCGCGCCACGTCCGCGCCGCGCTCTTGGTCTTCCTTTGGGATGCGCTTGAGGGCGCGCTGCGCCAACGCCCGCTGCGGAGAGTTCTGCGGCTCTGACGCCATGGCCAGGATGCGGTCGATCACGGCGTTATACTGATTGGCGCCAAGCAGTTTTTGGAGGCCCAGGTGCGCGCCGACTTCGTGCAGCGCCACAGCCATTGACTCCCCAGTGGGGATGCCGTCCGCGTACAGCGTGACTTTCTTGCCGTCAAACAGCCCACCAATCTTCTGGCCAGACGGGTGCTTCTCTTCCAATACAACTTTGCCAGACTGCACCATGCGGCGCAGCGCGGTGCCCAATCTGCCGGGCGCAGCTTGCACTTCGGATTGCAAGGAAGACAGCGACTGTCCTTCGCGGGTGCCCACCGATCGACGCTTGGATTCGTCTACTTCTTTTTGCAGTGCGGCGCCAAGTTCGGAAGGAGCGCCCCGCCAGTTAAACGGTGACGGCGCCGCGGCGGGCACCGCTTTTGGTACCACTTCTTCCTGCAAGTCAGGCTTGGTTTCGGCGCCCTGGAGCAACCCCTCAAACGGCGTGGGGGCGGTCAGTGGATTAGGCTTTTGCTTTTTACCAGCTCTTCCCTTGCCAGCAGGTTGCTCAGCAGATACCAATCCGAGTCCGTCAGGTGTGACAGATTCTGCGGCGGCTTGGGAAACTCCGGCTCCGGGTTCGACAGGCTCGGCTCGGGCAGGCTTACTAGGTACTGCCAGGCTTGGCTGACTTCCTCCGGGCTGAGCTGCTGGCTCAGTTGGAGTCGGCGTGGGAGTCTCGGTTCGTGCATTCTGGGCCTCCTTAAATGCGGGTACTTCTGGCGCGGTCAACACGCGCAACAGTTGCGCGCGGGCGCCTCCACCTTTTATGAGGTCAGGCTGACGTTTAACCAGGGCCTCAAGCTGTGTAGGGGTTTGTCCCCATACGTTCTTCTCCACCCACTGCCGCGCTCCGCTGGGTAGGGGGATGCCAGTCAATGCAATGTCTTCGGCCGTGATGGTCTTTTCTGGCTGGCCCGAAGTGGTGGGCTCCCCTTCAGCCGTGCGGCGCAAAGGCAAGCGTGCCTGCCCGGCCGCTTCAAGCTCTTTGGCGGTTACCGGTGCTTCTTCCTCGACCGGTTCCGGGCGCTCCACGGGGTTACCGAACAAGTCCAACTCGGGCCCCGCCGGTGCCGGCGCAGCAGCCACATCTCGCAGCTGGACTTGTTGCGGCGTCTCGGCAGCGAACGCGCTGCGCTTGGCCTTTTCTTCATCAGCCTTGGCGGCTTCCGCCGCTGCGCGCTCCTCTTCAATCCCGGCCACATCCATGTCTTTCATGGTGTCGGCAATGAGGGCCATGCGTTGCTTGACGTCTTCGGTTTGCTCCTGCTGCCGCAGGGTCTCCAATTCTTTCACCAGCCCGGCGTAGGTGTCGGGCAACGGCGCAGCGGCCGGAGGTTCCGCAGCGGGAGGGGGTGCGGCCGGCTCAGGTTGCGGAGCCGCTCTGCCAACAGGGGATACCGCAGCGCCAGTCAGCGCACCCACAGCGGCGTCACGAACCGCAGAGCCAAGCACGCCCTGCATGGCCGGAGTGGCCATGCCTTCCCGAGTCAACGCAACGTTTTGCGCATACTGTTCTTGCCCGCCCTGGGCGCCTTCTGGCAGGGCTTCTTTGCCGGCCTCTTTGAGTCCGCGCTTGATGATTCCTTCGGCGGCTTCTTTAGTGGGCTGTTTAAGCAGCGCCTTGCTCAGTATATTTTCGGCACCGGTACCCGCGGCCGCGGCGCCCAAACCAGACCCAGCCAAAATAGTACCTGTGTTTTTGCCCAGGTATTCCTGTGCAGCAATGGCTTGCTTGCGCGCCACTTCAGGGTCTGCACCTTGCTCGATGAGTTTGCGTTCAACGGTGTCCATGATGGACCCTTTGACTTCACCGGCACCTTGCAGTGCCCCAAACAACGCGCGGGCCCCAATAGTCACGGCACCAGCAATGGCAGCGGGGGCACCTGCAACAACCGTGGCTAGGCCGGCGGCAACGGCCGGGATAGACGAACCAACGCCCTGGGCAATGGCTTGGATAGGCGCTTCTTTGACGCCGCCCAGGAAGGCTGAGATTTCCTCCATCGTACTGCCAGACTTGGCAGCTTGTTCCTCCAACCTGGCGCGGCGCTGCATCTCCGCCCTGCGCTCAGGGCTGATGGACTCCCCCAGCTTTGTTTGCGCCTTGCCTAAAGTTTCAGCAACTACGTTGTCTGCACCGAATGCAGAGGCCACGCCTTTGGCGGCGCCAGTCAGGCCCTGGAGGGCCGCAAGTCCAGTATCGGCCAGCGAGAACGGGGCCGGTTTAGCCTCCGGCATGCCCATCAAGTCTGGGCGCATCTGCTGGATTTTGGCTTTCGCCGCCTCCGGGGTGACTTCATCGGGGATGTTGTCTACCAAAGTCCCGTCAGGGAGGCGGATCGAATATGCCATGGTTATTTACCTATTGAGTTCCAGTCAACAATTTTGCCGCCGGAGGGTGCACCGCCGGGGGTAGCCCCAAGTGTACCAAGGCCAGACTCTTTTGCAATCTCTTGGCGCACCTGTTTCAGTTGGGTTTGCAGCTGGGCCAGCATGGCCTTGGCTTCAGGCGTGAAGGCCGCTTTGGCGTACGGAGCCATCTCGGTCACGATGTTGGATTCCAAGGCTTTCAAGCCGTCGATCTTCAGTCGCTTTTCCGAGGAAGTGGTTGCAGCCCGCTGCGTCAGCGCGCGCAAGTCATCGCCGTACTTTTGAGTTGCGGCACGCAAGTCTTCCCCGCCAGCGCGTTCGCGCAACCCGGCTTGCCCCTGGGCAATTGCCACTTTGTCTTTCTCGAACCCACGCTGAAGCTCTGCAATATCCTTGCGGTTCTTCTGGGCGGCAGCCACATCACCAATCGCCTCGTTGTACCGCAGTTCTTTGGCCTTGGCCTCGATCTCGTTGAGCTTGAGGTTTTGGTTGTACCGCAGCTCTTTGATGCGTTGCGTTTCCGCTGCGACATCGTCCTCGTGCTTAACCTGCGCGCGCAGGCTTGGCGCGCTAGATTGCCCAAAGGAGCCCGCTCCCATATTAGCCACAAGGCGGTGGAACGTTGGGCGCCCTTTATCGGCTTCGAGTCTGGCAGCGCGCTCTTCGTCGTCGGACTTCATCATCCGGCGCAACTCTGCCGTCTGCTTTGCAGCGGTTTCCCAGGGCATCTCGGTAATGCCTTGGGCCTTCAAGTGGGCCGCCTTTTCCGCGGCCAGTTCGCCAGCCGTCTGGCCCAACTTGGGGGCGTCAAACTGCTTCTTGCGTGCCGCTTCCAGATCAGCCCATTCGGGAGAACTGGTTAGGAGGTCCATGAGACCGCCGGTAGGCTTAGCGGGTGCGCCAGGGGCCGCGGGTTTAGCGGGCGCGTTCGGGGCCGCGGGCGGCGTGATAGTGTTAGGATCAGTAGAAGCCGCACGCTTGGGGGCCGCAGCGCTGCGCGCCGCTGCATCGGCTTCGCGTTGTTGGTCTTCGGATCGGCGGGGACGGTATTCGTCGCGCATCAAGGGGCTGAGTGCAGCTTCTTTTTTGGCGTTCTCGCGCTGAATGGCTTCCGCGCGCTGCTTTGCCAGCGTGCGTTCTTCGGACCCTTTGAGGCTACTGACGGCAGACCCCAAGACATTGGACAGAAACTCACCGATACTTTGGCCTTCATAGCCAGTGTCGCCAGGCAGAACGTTGCGGGCGTTGCGCTTGCGGATGGCTTCTTCCGCGGAAGGAACATCACTTTGGTCTTCGCCGTTGAACGCAATGATGCCGCCGCCACAATAATCGTAGATGTCAGGGTTAACCCTAGCCTGCATCAAGCCGCCTTCTGCGGCCATCACCGGCGCCCCTTGCGGGGCAGGCTGCGCTTGGGCAGCCCCGGGCAAACCCATAATGCCCGCCAACTCCTGGTCTTGCTCGGCGCTCACCGTAGGCTGCGGGCCCATTGCGGCGCCTTGCGCGGTCTGCATGCGCTTTTGTTTCTCGATGCGGTCGTTCAGAATGGCTCCGGCCACCCACGGAGAAATGGCGGGGTTGGCGCCGCGCTTTGCGGCCTCCAACGATTGGATCGGGGCGTTTTGGTATTCGGCAAGTTGTTGAATAAGGTTCATGGTCAGTCCTTACTTATTGAACGATGCCAGCAGCTTGGACAGCTGACTACCCGACTGCAACCATTCAGTGATCGGGTTCTGGTTTGTGGTATTGACCTGCGTAGCGGTCGGCATGCCGCTGAAGAGGCCTTGCTTGTACTGTGCCATCTTCATGTCCCAATCGCGCTGCTCTTCGAACTGGTTCTTGTCTGCTGCAACGCCTTCCGATTCGATGCCGCGCTGCACCGCTCCTGCCTGGCCAAGGTCTTGCAGAATGCCGCGACTGTAGTTTGCAGAGGCTTCGTTGGCAGCTTGCTGCGCTTGCTCGGTGGACAGTCCGCGCCCCATGTCGGCGTTGTATTGCTGCATGGCCTTGTCGTAGGCGGTTTGGTAGCCCTGGCCGATGGCCTGGGACTGCTTGTCCAGCAAGTTGCGGCGCGCTTCAGACTCCATGATGGCTTGGCGGCTACCGCCAAACGCGCCCGCCTTGGCCAGCCGGCCAGAGTCCGCCAGGCGCTGAATGTCAGACTGGCGCTGCATTTCCTTCAATTGCGGGTCCAACGCAGCGGACAAGTACGGGTTCATGTACTGCTGGGCCTGCTCCGTACCAAAGGTACCCTTGGTGAATTGCGTAGGGGCCAAACCGGTTTGAGCCAAGTTTGAAATGCCAGCAAATTGCTGTTGTTGCAGGTCAGAGGGGCCAGCGGTCAGCGGGCCCTTGTACGCCTGGTACGGCTGGTTAGCCGCGGCGATGCCCTGGCCAATGTTCGTGGTGATTGCGTCA